GCCCCTGCCGCTGGAGCTGCGGTTGTCAGGACCGTGCTCAGCAAGCCTGGACCGTTGTAGGGGTTTGGCAGTGTTTGCGAGGTTGGCCCCATGCCTAGGTTGTCCACCATGACATGCACGGGATCTCCGAAGACTCCGGTAGGGCGGATGTCGTGCTTGGGGGCGAGACCAGGAATCCCGAGCTTCTTTCCGACTTGCCCAAGACCCTGCTCGATCAGAGATTTCGTGGCATCCTTCGCCATGCCCCCGCCGACGGATTGCAGCATCCGGCCCCAGTCGGCCTTCTGCCCCGTCATGAGCTTCGAGAGTTCATCCGAGACGCCATCAACCGCGTGGTCGAGTCCATCGTGCAGGATCTGCCCCGGCTTCTTTGCGTTTGCCTGCGCTTCGAGGAAGAAGGCTTTCAATCCATCGCTCAGCTTGCCGGTGGCGAGCGCCTGTTGGGCGAGCAGGTTCAGCTTTTCGTTTTCGAGGTCCCGGATCGCGATATCGACCTGGAGGTTCTCCCCGTTGATCTCCTCATATTCCTTCAGAACTTCAAGCTGCTGGTCGAGATTCGAGAGCTGGTCTTTGAAAACGTTGACCCGCTTGAATGCGGCGTCAGTAATCTCTTTCTGATGCGCGGCCTGATCTTGGCCCGCAGTGGCGATTTGCTCCTGCGTGACGCCCACCATGCCCGGTACCGGAGCGCCGCCCTGCTTCCCGAGCGCGGCGAACTGGTTCCCCATCTGCGCCCTGCGGACCGCCTCTGCCCCGTCGACGGCCGCTGCAGTCAGTCGCTTCAGCGCCGCAGTCTCGTCAGCAATGCGAGCCAGAGTCTCAGCCGAGTGATTCGCCTGAGTCGCGGCATATAGCTCTTTTTCGGCGGCGATGAGCTTCTTTGCGGATTCCGCATCGTTGTCTTTCGCGATCTGATCGAGCTTGAACGCAAGCTGCGCCTGGCGAACGGCCTCGGCTCCCTGGTATTGCGCGGCGGACAATGCTTTTTCGAGTTCAATCTGATCGCCGAGCTTGTCGAGCGTCGCGGTGATCTCTTGCCGGTGGCGCGCTTCATATTCCGCTTCGAGTTGCGATTTCAGCCTGGCTTGATCGATTGCGCGGGCGGGGTCGTTGAATTCGCGGCCCATCGTGGACGCGAGCTGCGCGCCAACCGAGGCCGCCTTCACCGCTTCATACCCTTGGCCGATAGCTTTTGTGAGAGCTTGCGCGGCGGCGATTCGTTCCTGGATTGACCGCGTAGTGCTGTCGAGCTTCGTCTGGTAGGCTAGCTCGACTTCGGTCTGTTTTTCCTGGATCGCCAGCGCATCGATTTCCGCCTTCTGTCCTGGAGTCAACGTGCGGTGGTAGCGCTCCAGAGCCTTGTTCACTTCCTCGATGATCTTGACTGCATTGCCGTGGCCTTCCGTGATCGCCTTAAAGGCATCGGTTTGCCCCACACTCGCAAGCTTCGATTTCAGTTCTTCGAGCTGTGCCTTCATCGCCTTGATGCGATCCTCGAAGGGTCGGTCCATCTTGGCGTTTTCGTTATTCGACTGGAGCTTTTCTTTCTGGGATGTCAGGTCCTGCAACTTTAGGCTAAGAGGAACAGATTCGAGCGCCTGCTGGAGGGTCCGCTTTGAGGCCTTCAGCTTTTCGAGAATATCCTGCTGATTCGGCAGAGCGACATTGAGCGCCACTTTTGCGCCGGCGGCAAGCTGCGGACTGAACTGCCCGATGAGTCCGGGAATGTTTTCAACATCTTTGTGCGCGAGCTGCCCGACTTCGGCTTTGGCCATGGCGGCGTTCACCTGATCGATAGCGGTAAGCAGCACCTTGGCCGCACTAGCCATGCCGAGAGTGCGCTCGATATATTGATCTTTCAGCGTTTTAGATTCGGCAATTTTCTTGTTTGCTTCGTCGAGAGCTTTGGCGAGATCACCGGCAACACCACCGAATTTTCCGCTCTCTCCACCGAGTAGCTTTCGCAGATCGGCGTCTCCTGCGACGCCCATGATCCGCTCCATAATCCCGGTCTTGCTTGAATCGAGCAAGGCATTCAGCTTCGCGAGATCGCCTTCAAGCGCCGTCGCGAGCTTATCGGCGGCGACTCGCGCCTCATCAAGCGTCAGAGCGAGCGTATTGGTATGCTTGCCCTGAAGCTTATCGATCTCCATCTGGACGCGGTCAATTGAGACCCTCAGCTCATCGTTTGCAGTTTGGAGCGGCTGGTTCAACTCCCGAAAGGCCCCTGAGATCCGCTCGGGCGCGGTCTCCATCTTCTTGAAAAACTCATAGGCCTTGATTCCGTTATCGACAAGCATGCCCCCAAACGCCAAACCACCAATCAACGGAAACGCCGCCTGGATTACCGGCCCGAGCCCCAACGTCGTCGCAATAAAACGCTCGGAGGCGCGGATGTTGTTCTGGAAGTTTCCTTCGAGCAGCCGCAACCCTCCGGAGGTCGCCTGCATCGAGGAAACCGAGTGTGCGCCAAACTCCTGAAATCCGCGAGTTGACCTTGCAGTGAACTCCGTAACCTTGGCATTGGCCTTGTCAAGGTTCGAGATGAAATCGGCAGTGCCTGCCGTCAGAGAAATACTGATGACGCCCACGCGTTTACTGGCCATACATACTCCTCAGTTCCCTTTCGAGAGTCAACGCAAACGCTTCAATGCACTGATCCGCGCACGCCTCGAAAGCCGGGCGCATGAACGGATGCGGAGGCACCATGCCGAGTTTTGTTGGCCGCTTGTCGTGCGTCAGCATCCGGTGCCCATATTCCACCCACAACGCACGAAAACCTTCCTTGCCAAACCCGACGTCGAGAGTCCCGCCGCGAAACCGCGAGTCGAGTTGGATTTCGCGGACAATCGCATCCTTGAGATGGACAATGTTTTCATCGCGGCTTCCTTCATCGCGCTCCGGAGCTGCTGAGTAGAGCGCGGCCTCAAGAACGTCGGCAGCGGCCCCGAGAGCCTTCAGGTAGGCATTCGATACGACGAGGCGCGGGGCCTCGGTCAGCATCCGCTGCACTTCCCTCAAGCCCGTGACTGTGACGTATTGCGGCATCTCTATTGAGCCGTGGCAGCAGCGTCGCTAAAAGCAGCGTCACTCGCGGGAGCTTCGTCCGCCCTGATTTCAAAATCAATGCCTGCCTCGCGGAGCATGTCGACTAGTGCTTGCGGGTTTTCGGCGGCGATGCGTGCGAGCGATTCGAGCACCGCTTCATCTGCCGTCTTCACCTTTAGAACTTTTCGGACCGCGTTGATCACCGATGCACTGTCGGCAGCGAGCAATGCCCCGGCCTCGGACAGCAGAACTTCGGGATGAGCCGACTTCAAGAGCGCGTAGACAAGCCCCCGCATCTGCCCGGCGCTTGTCGCATCGAGGTTGCGCAGCGCCCACAACAGATTGAGGCCGGTAACGACTTCGGCATCGCAGATCTCGTTGTAGTCGAAGGTCAGACGGTAGCTGTCCTGCGGATCGGAGGCTGAGTCGATCCCCGATGGATCGATCGAGAACTCCACAAAGGGCAATACCTGCTTCGGTTTCTGCTGTTTCTTGTTCTTCTCCATCGGTCTCCTTCTTCTTCCTCTTCCCCTTATGCTTCGAACCAGATCGCCCCGGTCTTCGAGTCAATCTGCGCGCCCTTCCCGCGCTCAGGCGCATCGACCGGTAGCCGGTGAAAGACAAAGTCGCTTGCTTGCGCCCATTTCTTCGGGGCATTCATCGAGTGGTTCTTGATCGCCGCGACAATCTGCCCTGCGATCAGTTCCCAGTGCCGCAACTGTTCGACATGGGCCTCCCGCAGCGCATGAAATTCGCGCATCGACATATCGAGCCATTCATCTCCTGAAAGTCTCAGCTCGACGTGCGCTGCAGCCCGCGTCTCCATCCACCCCATCGGGGGGGGTACATTCTTGCCTTCATCTTTATTCTTTGCCGTCGGCTGTTTCTTTTTGGCGTCCGGCAAAGATACAACGTACGCCCGAAGAATTGCGGCCTCGACTTCCGCGAGGTTTTCAGGCTTCAGCAGTTCACCGACTCTCCGCAGATACATCCCCTCCTCATCGCAGCGCTTCAGCAGCGCATAGAGCAGCGCCCGCAAAGAGGTTGCCGTGGGATTAACGAATGCCTCGACGCTTCCCAGCATGTCGATGCCGGTAGCATCCTGGCATTCGAGCAACACGCGGTAGGTGACCACGAGCCGCCACGGCAAGCCTCCGAGGGTGAGGGTGACCCGCTCGATCAGCAGGTCAGAGAGGGAAGAGGACGAAGACGACATCCGGAATTACGAAGACGCGAGGGTGTATGCGCCTGCGCACTGGAAGCTGGACGAATACTCAATCGGCTTGTCATTCTCGAATGGCCCGAGCTTCAGGTCTGCGAGAAACGCCTTGCCCGTATAGGTGCAAGTCTCAGTCCCACCCATGGCCGGCATTTTGACCTGGAACTGCACAATCGTCTGAGCCTGCGCATCCGTCGAGAGCGCGAGCTGGGTAGGATCGGCGATCCACTGGCCGGAGAGTTCCGCTTTTCCGGGCATGATCATGCCGGGCCGGAGTTCGCGGGTGTTGAGCGGCGACTGCAAGTGCGTGAAGTCGACATTCGGCACCGTGATCGGAGTGACGGTGAAAGATTTGACTTCGAGCACGGGAACATAGACAGGCGGGCTGGCATTGTTCAGAAGAGCGAAGGTGGATAGATATCCAGTACTCCCCTGAGATTCATAGGTAGCGGGCGGCGTAAACGGCATTTGGTTTCTCCTTCCGCCTCGCGGCGGTAGCTTTTTGTTGTTGTTGGGGTTGAGAGTTCCCGGTCCAGTCTCACGACGGTCCAGGCGAAATCAAATCAATCAGGCGAAAATTATCAGGCTCATCCGTAGTACCAGACTTTGTATTCGAGCATCACCCAGAAGTTTCGAGCGGAAGAGCTGAATTCCGGGCCCATGCGGTCGGTGCGAAAGATGCTGTCGATGCGGGTAGAATCCGGATCAGGCAATACCCCCGAAAATCCATTGAGCACGGCATCAATCGCGTTCGCGAGCAGCTGCGCATCGACGGCCTTCGCGCCAAAACAATCGAACTGGAAAATTCTGGACCCGAAACCTTTGAAGCTTTGCAAGGTTGTATTCGCCTGGTCCGAGATCACCTTGTAGAAGTAGACCGGCGACGGCAGATTCTCCGGCAACTGCCCCGCGAATCCTCCCACGGTGGAGTATCCTGATTCTGCCTGGATCTTCATCACGAGGCCTTGTTCGATCATGACGAAGCCGCCTGTTGTTGCTTCTGCTGCTTCTGCTTATTCAGCCACCACTCCCACAGCTCAGAAGCAGCGCTCTCCGGGTAGTTCGTCCATGCGCGCTGAATCCCCTCTGCGATGTACTTCTTCGACAGCGAGGCCCACGGTTCAAACGGCAAGCGATCCAGCAAAAAGCACTTCAGCGGAGGCACAATCCAGCCTTTGCACACATCTGCAAAGTGGAGCTGCCAGTCGGTAAAACCTCCGACGCCATTCTGTGCATGAGGCTCCATCGGCCTGCGATTCCGGAATGCCGATCGCCGCATGAGGCCGATTCCCCCAATAGAGTCGCAGGGGGCATAGCCTCGGTCCCAGTTTCCCGCGAGGCAGTATTCCCGCAGCTCAGGGCTTACCGGAACGGTTGCTTTGCTTGTCCATGGCGCAGGTGTACGGCTTGCCGGCGGTTCGATGCCGAGCAGGTCCAGCTCCGGATGAGCTTCCATCACTGCAAGGGATTGGTCGAGCCAGCCTGGAGGAACGATACAGTCGTTATCCACTTTTGCGAAGATCTCAGCGCCGGGACCCGAAAGATAGTGGTTCATGATTGCCACTGGGCCGCCATGTACCCGACCATCCCGAACGCAATTAACGAGACCTCCAAATGACGGCAAATCATCCGCGCCATCAGCGAATACCCACACGGCTCTCACCTTCGACCAATCCGTGTTGGCCTTCAGCGCCGCGAGGGATGCCGCCGTGAACTCCGGACGGCCTTTAGCGAGATAGAGAATATCGATCATGATGATGGAAGGTTGCGGAAAGAAAAGAAGAGAGAATGCGAGGCGGTTTGATATGCGCCCCTCCGAAAAAGGGAAACCGCCCCGCGATCTCTGCTCTGGTAAGTTAGTTGATAATTCCGCGCCCTCCTTTCATTGGTAGTACTCTCGTAAGTCGTTTACGAAGTGAGGCCAGCATCCGAGGCGCGGGTCCATCTGGAGCTGCGAGGAATAGCAGGCGAGTGCCCGAAGTTTTCTTGCGATGTCGTCTCCGGACCTCGGCAGCACTTCTTTCGCGCTCCGGGATTTTCCTCCGGTGCGGGTGTAGCTGAGATAGTGAGTCACCTTGCCGGAAAACGCTTTCTCGGCTGCGAGGGCTACCAGATTGTGGTGATCGTGGCCACCTTCCTCGAATGCCGGGGCCCAGACGTGCTCAGCGAGTGGATAGACCGCGGCCAGGATACCGGCCAACGTCACAGGGTCATGCTCGACGCTATCCATGAGTCCGAGAAATCCAGTCGGAACCTCCATCTCTTCAATATCCGGATCTCCGGTCAATACTCGGATGGCCCTTTCGGTTTCCATTCGGCGCGTTTCTGCATCGCATCCCGGAATTCCCCGCGTCGGTTGCACATAGGAGTCGAACACTACGCAGACAGTGGGCCTCTCGCGAATGATCGTGAACGCAGCGAAAAGTTCCGAATCATCGTTATGTGGCGACAAGAGCAGCTTCACTTCCACCACTTCCCATCTGCGATGAAATAATTCGCCAAGACGATAATCGCCTTCACGAGCACCACGGCCCCAAGACACAGCAGGAGCGCCATAATTACATCAAGCACAGGCTCCTCAGCCTCCGCAGAATCTCCACCAGGTCGGCTCCATGCCGCGCTTCTAAACTCATCCGATCCTCACCGTGCGCGTGAGGTAAGTGCTCGACTCCGATATCGACAATCCGTGTTTTCTCCCGGTTGAGCCACGTGAAAACG